TTAAGGCTTTTTAAACATTTGATCTAATAATGAAGCGGTCTTTTCTCTTGATTCGTCCATGACATGAGTATAAGTGTTTAATGTAGTGGCTATATCTGAATGACCTAACCTTTCAGATACTACTTTTATATTTTCACCATTAGATATTAATAAAGTAGCATGGGTATGTCTTAAACCATGAAATGTTATTTGTGGCAGCTGCATATAATTAGTTGGAACCTTTTCAGTTTCTTTTTCTATTTCTTCAATAGACTTTCTATATTTTGATATGGCTTTTGTAAATCTCATTGATACATTTCTTGGATTGCAAACTAAACCGTATCTATCTTGTATTATAAAATTACTTTCCTGTGGCTTGTCCTCTTCTTTAATAGATTTTAAGTGTTCTATTAATATATTTGGTATAGATATTTTCCTGTAGCTTGTATCGGTCTTTAAAATGTCTGTAGGGACTAACACTTTGTTAATTCTATCAAAGATAATCTGACCATTTACTTCAAGAGTTCCATTGTCTAAATTAATATCACGCCAACGTAATCCGCATAGTTCAGCAACTCTTAATCCCGTTAATATTTCAATTAATATTATTGTATAAAGTGAACTGCTTTGTATTTTTTCTAAAAAGAAATCAACTTGATTCTTATTCCAGTATTCAATTTTAGGTTTTTCCACTGGCATTTTTTCAATATCTGTTGGTAGTATTGGAATGAATCTCATTTTGATTGCATACTTAAAACAATTATTTAATGTTTCTATGATTTTCTTTACACTGGAAGCCTTCAACCCTTCGCCTATGAGTGAATTGTAAAAGTTCTGAATCATAGGGGTATCAATTTCAGTAAGCTTGTAACGTCCTAAATATGGGATTATATGAGTATCAATTCTTGACTTATAATTAGTCCTGGTATTAATACTTAAGGTTTTACTTTTATGTTCATTAAACCATTGTGTTATGAAGTCACCAAAAACTATATTCTTAGCTTCAACTTTTAGATTACCTTTATTTACATTATTTGCATACTCATTAAAATATGCTTCGGCTTCTTTTTGAGTTCTAAAACCAGTTTTCTTGATTCTCAATCTTGTACCATCTTTACCAGTTCCAAAGCTACCTTCAACTATCCAGTTGGGTTTGTTCTTAGTTCCTATATTTTTATAATAAGCCATGTTTTTAGCCTCCTACTAAAAATTAATTCCGTTAGTAATATTTCTTAAGAAATTTAGATTTGAAGTTCCGGCAACGACACCTTTTTTAAAGTAATGCTGAATTTCATATGTTAATATATCGCCACAAGTATCTGAAAATTGCATAAGTATTTCTTGCATTTCCTTTGGCAGAGCTTTCATTAATATTGAATATCTTTCATCATTATCTTTTATGATTTTTTTATACTTTTCCAAATCTTCCATACCTTTTAAAGCTTCATCTTGTACATGAATAAATTCATTTTCTATAATTTTATTGGTTGTATATAACATCTTATTATAATTCATCCTCAATCACTCCTAATATATATTATTAAATAGTTATAATCACTTAGTTTTAGAACTCTTAAGATATCTAACAATGATTAATAAAGTGCATAAGGTTGCACTGACTAACCTTTTAAATTCTAGACATAAACTTTTCTTCATCTCTAGAATTTATGAAGGTTATTTTTACATTAATTTATGAATCTAATATCATATATTGATTTTATTCTTAATTCTCCACTTTCAAGTTCCACAATAACTCTCAAATCATTTCTATTATCTAAACTATATGTTTGAGTATAAAATCCATGGAAATAAGCAATATATTCCACCTTTTGATTAGTATCTAATACTTCAACTTCTCTTAAATTATTTCTGCTCATAAGAAACTCCTTTCCAAATACCTTTGAATAAAGTTAATTCTCGTTTATAGATTTTACGTAATATATTATATTGGGTTTTATAATTATTTAATTTGGAACTTTAAATATCTTAATATCCTTTGATGTTCCAATATCTTCAAATGCGGTAGAAGGTTCTTTAATTAGTTCTATTGCATAATATTGTTGTTTGTGTATTTCTTTTAATTGACCTTTAAATAAACGGTTCATGCTCTTATAAAAGCTATTTCGGCCAACTTCTTTTACACCTTCCCTTGAACACCAAGCTTTATATATATTGAGTAATGCTGAACCTTTCATATAATCTTCGTTGCAAGTTGGGGTTATAGGCTTGTAATATAGGTTGGCCCATTGTCTAACTGAATCAACATCTGATCTATATTCTTCTTTTTTCTCTTTAATTGTTTTACAAATAGTAAATTCGTAATTATTGTCAATGATCCGAAACAATCCTATTATCGCCCAAGCAATTATAATATCTAATTCATTATTGATTATGTCTGTTTTTAAGTTTGGATCTTTTAACATGTCCTTTTCTCCAAGATCAACTTCTTCTTTAGTTCCGAAAGTTTTATTGAAGGGAATAACAATCATTCTATCAAATAAAGCATTTGTTTTTTCTTGCATACTTGGTAGATCATTAATTGCAGATATATGAGTCAATATTGCTTTTATCATAATTCCGTCTTTACCCTTTTTTTCAACGAAAATACCTTCACCGGCGGTGACAGCTTTTAAATTTCCAACGCCTTCAAGCCTAGTTGTGGGATCATCAGTACATATATTTATTGATTTACCTTTTATACTTGAATTTGAAAAACGTGTATCATAATCTTTTATGGATATACCACTTCTAAAATTTGAAGGGATTATATTTAAAATAATATCAAGCAAAATTCCTTTTCCGTTTCGCCCCTCTCCAGTTAAAAAGTAGAAATATGAAACTTTATCAGTTAAAGGGTATAAGCATACGCCCAACATTTCTTGAACAACTGGTATTAAATCAGATGTTAATGATGTATTTAAAAATTTTTCGAATCTAGTTCCTGTTATATCTGATTTTTCTTGAATATAGCTGCCATTTATTTGCCCTAATGTGACTATTTCTTTAGTATGAGGAATAAGTTTTCTATTTTTGATGTCAAGTAACCCATTCTTAAAATTAATATAACCACGGCTATTTTCAATAACTGAAATATTGTTTTGCTTTTTTATTTGTTCAGCAACTTCATTTACCATATTCATCTTTATTAATTCTTTATTATCAACTAATTTATCAATTTCACTATAAAAATCATTTTCAACTTCTTTATAATAGTTATCACGGTATATATAAGAATTTAAAGAATCGCTTATAACTATGTTTTGAGTTGATATAAATTTTGATAATTCATAAGGAATAATTTTACCTTTTTCATTAATATAAATTGGATCAGCGTATTTAAGAACGCTATTAACCTTTTCTACAATGGTGTTGCTATCCAGTGGTGGATCAAGATATCTTAAGTTATACATTTCAGCTAAAGGTATTAACTCGTTTGTATTTCTAAGATTAGGATTAAATTTTATTATATGTCCTAACCATGAAATCAAAGTATTGTCTCGTCCTTCACCTTCATTGATAACTTTATAATATTTTGATTTGATAGTGTTTTTTGTATCAGTAAGTGGCCTAATTGGCTTATTTTGATGTTGTTTAAATAAATCAATAAGACTTTTGGGCATAGGTTTAATTTCAGAATCATTTTTTATTGAATAAGTGGCTATTGATTTTCTATCAAGTTGGATCTTAGTTCCTGGTATGGGAACTAAATTTCCTTCGGTTCGTACATCAATACCGGGTTTATCAATATCTTTAAAATAATCAACTGTGCCCTTGATACCATTCACGTATTTAAAATATAGATGATACCCCCCTCTAGGACTTTGAACTGTAAAAGTTGATTTAATTATTTCTATATCTTCCTTTGGTAAATCTTTTATAAGTGACTTGAAGCTATCAATTCCATTAATATTATCTGAATGTCCTATATCTAAATCAATTACAGTTATGTTACTTTTTTGACCTAATAATAGTGAGAATCCAGTAACTTGACCTTGTTTTTGTTGGTTTTCTTTATTGATCCATGAGAATTTTTTTATATTGCAACCATCAATATTTTTTATCCAAGTTTCGCCTTTACTCCATTGACAAAAAGGGGTTTTACTATATCCAGTTAGGGGGACTAATGGCAATAGTCCATGAGTAGAAATTATTTCTCTTATGTTTAAATTCAAATGGTATCACCTACTTAAAAGCGATTCTAAAGTAAGCAAGTCCTATAAATGTTATCTGCTTATTTAGTGTTTTGAATAGCTGCATATATTTATTAATTAATTTAAATTGCAATTGTAGCACCTCCTTAAATATCTGCAACATTTGTTAATGTTTTTAATAATCCTTTAAAAGCTTGGAATTGAATTTCATAGCCTTTAAGTTTGTTTCTTAATTTTTCATTTTCAAGCTGCAACTCAAGTACTTCATCTTTATTTTCTAAGCCTAAATATGAATTTAAATCTTTTCTTGAAACTAAAAATTTACGTCCTATTTTCTTTCCTCTTAGTAATCCTCTAGCAATGTCTTTTCTTAATTGTTCAACTGTTACACCACTTTCTTGACTTGCTTGTATAAGTTCCAATACTTCTTGATTTGCCATAGTTATGACACCACCTTCCATATATAACTAATGATTTCAGCATATTCATTTTTCAGTACCTCCATCATTCAATGTCAATGTATACTCTAAAAAATTTGCCACTCTTGTATGGCCCACTTATTTTCTTAACATTAACCGCAGCCGATAATATTCCAATCATTTTATTTTTTTCATCATCAGTTTTATATCTAAGTTGTAATTTCATAATCATATACCTCCATGATTTATTTTTGTAGATCATTGCGATTTACTTTTGTCATTGATCTGTAGTGTCAGTTAGAACTTTATAGATAGGATTTAGTAGGATGTAAAATTGAATTTTTAAAAATTTATAAAATTCCAAATTTTATTATGTTAATTTTCACTAGATAAGAATAATTCTTCTGTTCTTACTCCAAGTGCATATGCTAGCTTGGTAGCAACTTCATAGGACGGTTTTTTTCTATTACCCACTTCTAATTTTTGAATGTAGCTTATAGATAACTTAGTTTTTTCAGAAAGTTGTTTTTGTGTCATGCTCTTGTTTTTTCTTACTACTTGTAATATAAAGCGCATTCTATAGCCTCCTTTTTATTACACGATTGTGTATATTAACATAATATACTACACAAATGTGTTTGTCAATAAAAAGTTGCACATTTGTGTAAGTTCTTATACAATGTAATAAAGGAGTTGTTTATATGTCAATTGGTGATAATATTAAAAAGTTTAGAAAGATTAAAAAACTAACTCAACAAGAACTGGCAAGTGTCACTAAAATTTCATTATCTGCAATAATAAAATATGAAAATAATCAGCGAGATCCAAAAACTGAAATGTTAGTTAAAATTGCTAATGCATTGGATGTTCCAATAATGGAATTAATTGCAGATGAAAATAATTTTGTAGACAACAATTTAGCTAATAGAATCCTATCAGATATGTCGGATGACAGTAGTGCATTTTATTCTCAACCATCTATTATAAGAAAAATAGATGAGGAATTTGAGCCTCATAAAGCGATAGAAGAACTTTTGAGAACACGAGCATTGCAAAAAGAACTTGATTATAAATATATGGAATTGATTAGTAGAGACAATTTTAATGAAATATATAAGTTCATTATTGATATGCTAAGAATGAAAATAACTGAAATTAAATCAAGAAATAAATAACGATTCATCTATTATCCTTTACTAAAGTAAGGGATTTTTTTATGTCAATTATGTTGTTATTACCTTATAAAATATATTAATAAATAGCTTAGTATTTTTAATATGATGATTGTATGGCGTATGAATGTATTTTACCTTATTAGTATTAATAATTGATACAGTAGGACGTATTGCTAGTATATACAAGTAATACAAATTAACTTTATATATTTTTTTAAGTTTTCAACAAATATGTGACACTAGGGAATAAAAGTTTAAATGTGTAGGGTGAATTATAAATATATGTGAGTAATATATGCAATAAAATGAGAATGATTATCCATAGAATAATTATTATATGTAAAAGTTGTGTAGTTTGGGGTGTTTTGAAATATAATTGTGTAGTTTTATGTGAGTTTTAGAAAGCATTCAAGTTCTTCATATTACTAATGTTAACGGTGTTTACGGTATTTTATTTATATATTCTATAGTAATTAAAAAAGATAAAACATATAAACATATAATACATATAAATATATGAATATATGTAAATTTAGAATAAAAATATATAAATAAATTAAAAATATGCTCAAAACTACACAATCTACTCTAAAGCAAGAAAATATCAAGTGTTAGAGGGTGTGGAGTTTTTAAAAGATGGGGTGTTTTAAAAATCCCCCATTCATTATTTCTATGTAGAATTATATTGAAAAATCAAGTTTAAACCACTGAAAACACTATATTTAAAGGTAATTTTATGCTATAATAAATAGAAAGATAAAAATAATATTAAGTACCCCATCACAAGATGGAAAGCATTAAGAAATTTAATGGCTGCGGGAAATATTTAGGTAAACCGATATGATCGGATAAGCCTATTTATTACCGTGGCCTTTTTATTTTATCAAAATTAAGAAAGGAGGATTGTCATGGATGATAAAGCAAAAGAAGTAAAAAGAGCATACATGAAAGAATGGCGTAAGAATAATAAGGATAAAGTTAAAGCAGCACAGGAACGCTATTGGGAAAAGAAAGCAAGGAAAATGGATAAAGTGTAATATAATTTGCATATTTTTAGCAATTAAAAGGTTAAAAATAATTGAAATGGGGTGAAAAAGTGGCAAAATTGACTGAAAAGCAGAAAAGATTTTGTAATGAATATTTAATTGATTTGAATGCCACACAAGCGGCTATTCGTGCAGGCTACAGTTCTATTGCAGCAAAGGAGATAGGATATGAAAACCTCACGAAACCACACATTAAGGCCTATGTTCAAAAACGCATGGCTGAGCGCGCGGAAAGAACAAATATTACTCAAGATATGGTTGTAAAGGAACTTGCTAAAATTGCTTTTTCAAAAATTGACGATTATGTTGAAATTGATGATAATACAGGGATTAATAATGTTATTGTAAAAGCAACTAGAGATGTTCAAGAAGATAAGATTTCAGCAGTGTCTAGTATTAAGCAAGGTTCTAACGGAATTGAAATTAAACTTCATGATAAAGTTAGAGCATTAGAAAACCTTGGTAGACATCTAGGAATGTTTAAAGATAAGGTTGAGATATATGCAACCAATGAGATTCAAGTGAAGATCGAGGATTAATTAAAAATAGAATAAGAGGTGAAAAAGTATGGCAATAAATGTAGGAACCGCAGTAGCTTATCTTGATTTAGATATGTCGGGTTTTAAAAACTCATTAGCTAGCGCGGGAGCAGAACTTAAGACATTTACGACTGGTGGGGATACCCAAGGGTTAGGTAATGCTATGAACGGTGTTGGTAGTGAATTAACTAAAAATGTAACTCTGCCAATCGCGGGAATTGGAGCGGCTGCCGCTAATGCATCAATGGATTTTGAGGCTCAAATGAGCAAAGTTAAGGCGATCAGTGGTGCTGTTGGTGAAGACTTTGACGGATTAAGAAATCAAGCAATTCAACTTGGCGCCGACACAAATTTCAGTGCATCTGAGGCAGCGGGTGGGATGGAAAATCTAGCGTCCGCGGGCTTTAAGACTCAAGAAATAATGGCTGCTATGCCTGGTATGTTGGATCTCGCTGCTGCCGGTGGTGTAAATATTTCTGATGCCTCAGATATAGCTGCTTCGACTCTAAGGGGCTTTGGTATGGAGGCAAAAGATGTAACACATGTTGCCGATGCACTTGCTAAGGCGGCGGGCGATACTAATGCGGAAATAATGGATACGGGTGATGCGATGAAGTACATCGCGCCGGTTGCTCATTCTTTGGGGCTGAGCTTTGAAGATACGACCGCCGCTATTGGCATGCTAAGTAATGCGGGAATTAAGGGATCTCAGGCAGGAACAACGTTGAGAGGTGCATTGGTTAATCTTGCAAAACCGACTGATTCGGCAGCAAAATTGATGGAAAATCTCGGCATGAATTTTTTTGATGCTCAAGGGAAGTTACTGCCAATGACAGATATAATTCAAATACTAAAAGATAAAACCGCTGGTTTAACTCAGGAACAAAAGGCATCAGCTTTTGCCGTTATGTTCGGTAAAGAGGCTATGTCAGGTATGCTGGCACTTGTTGACCAGGGGCCGGATAAATTTAAAGAATTGACTGATACTCTTAAGAATTGTAATGGAGCATCAAAAGAAATGGCCGGAACAATGCAAGATAACCTAAAAGGATCAATTGAGGCTATGAAAGGATCAATCGAAACTGCGGCCATTAAGATTGGGGATGTATTGGCCCCAATGATTAAAAGTTGCGCCGGCTGGATTGCTGATCTAGTAAATAAATTTAGTGCATTGTCTCCGGAAACTCAAGCATTTATTGTTAAAATGGCACTAGTTGCCGCCGCGATAGGGCCAGTGTTAATTGTATTGGCTAAGTTAATCGAAAGTGTAAGGACGGTTATAGGCGTATTTACTGGAATATCAAAAATAACTAGTATAGTTTCAGCGTTACCAGGGGCGATTGCAAGTCCAGTGGGTGCCGTTGTTGGTATTATAATGCTTATAGCCATTGTTGTTTATGAGGTAATAAAACATTGGGATAGCATCAAAGCATATTTTAGCAACTTGTTCACGTGGCTTAAAAATGTATTTGGGACCTTTTGGGGATGGTTAACAAATTTCTTTTCTAAATGGGGACCAACTATTTTGGCCATTATTGCTCCTTTCCTTGGAATCCCTTTGATAATTTGGCAGCATTGGAGCAAGATCAAAGAATGGTTGCAACCTATTTTTGATTGGATGATCAATGCTTTTGATAAAGTTGTTTCATTTTTTTCAAATGGAATTGTTGGATTAAAGGCTGCCTTTGATGATTTCAAGTCCTGGGCCAGTGGTATTGGTAAGAATATTTGCGAAGGTTTGGTGCATGGATTAGAGGCCGGATGGGATTGGATTTTTGAAAAGGTTGGAAACATGGCTGATAAAATTAAAAGTATTTTTACAAAAATTTTAGATATACACTCACCATCGAGGGTATTTAGGGGCTACGGTAAGAATATTGGTGAAGGTTTAGTCTTGGGCATAGATGACCACGATCAAACTATTAATGAAAGGTTTAAGGGTCTTGGTAATAAGATCAAGGATCTTGGTAATGTAAAGCCTAATTTTAATTTCGGTAATGCTGCCGGTGCTTATAACGGATCAAGTAGCTTTTTAAATAGTGTGCCAAAACAGTATACTTTTAGTCCGGAAATACACATGAGAGTATCAATTGCGGACACAGGATCAAAAGGAATAGCACAACTTACAAGTGAATTAAAGAACATGGCTCAAACTGCCGTTAAAAATAGTATGGTAGATGAGTTCATGGATGATGCTTTAAGGTTATAAAGGATAGATGTGTTAGTTTATAAAAATCATGAGAAACACAATCTTAGGGCCTTTATATTTTAATTGATAAAAGAAAGGATGATTAATATTATGTCAAAAAGAAAAAAAATAAGAACTGAGGCAGAAGAAAAATTAAACAAACTAAGAGCAGAATATGAAGCAAAAAAAAATGATAGGGACTTAGATAATTACAAAGAAGATGCTAAAAAAGAATATCTTATAAATTTATCACAAGAATATTATAACAAGTCAGAACAGTTGAAAAGAGAATATAGTGACAAGATTTATCAGGCAGGACTTGAAGAAGTAGAGACGTTAAAGACACAATTAAAAGAGCAGGATTTAATTAATAAAAATAAGAAGATTTCCATGGAAGATCTATTGGTAGAAAACAATAACCTTATATACTCAACTTATATAATTAACAATGGATCAATTGAGCAGATTAAGAACTTATTAATAAATGATCCTGATAATAAATCAATTTTAGAACTGGTAAAAGCAAAGTTAAATACAGTAGAAAAAGATGATCAAAGCAAATATTCTGATTTGAAACAGGTAATTGAAAATATTGAAGTTGACAAAGTCCAGCAATTACAATCTGAAATTGAATCAGAATATTTTAGCAATCAATCTAAGTATCCAACAAATAGAGCGGTTTCACCTAATTTAAGAAAAATGTTTAATGTAAATGAAAGTATCCAATCACAGTTTTTTAATTAAGTAGTTGATGATGAGGGACATAGAAAATATGAAAAGATGGCACTGAATGTTGATGTTCAGTGCTTTTTCTTTTAAGTTTTATGATTTTTATTTTTTATTATATTTATTATTTTATTTCGTGCAAAAAATTAAAGGTATTTAACTATTTTTGGGTAATAAGTTATATAATGATAAATAATAACTAGTTAAGGAGAATAGAAAGCATGATACAATTGATAAAACGTGAATTTGAAAAATTAGATGATTTAGTTAAGTATGTTAATAATACTAGTATCAATTATGGTTACTTAAAAGATTATCAAATAATAAAAGAAGATGATAAATATAATGTAATTTTAAATTTTGATATTCCAGAGATATGTGATTTTTTTGAATTAGCAAAATTAAAATTAGTAGAAGATGAAAATAAATTCATATGTAAAAATAAATACAGTATTGATGTACAAGAAAAAAGTGGGGATACATGGCTATCGAGTATATTTTTTAGTGACTTAAAGGAAGGCTTTCAAATACAAGGAACTTTTGGATTTAAAAATACAGCCACTCTTATAGAAATTACTTATGATAGTTCTAAAGATTGTTTTAATCTTGAATTAAGAAATGCCAGTTTTGAACACAAGGTAGGTCAGGATTATGTTGAGAATACTTTATGTGTTGAATATATAGATCACGAAGTCATATATAATCATCTAGTTAAGTTATTATTCAACAGAGGATATCTAATTGATAAACTAAGTTTAAATAATTTGAAAAAAGATTTATACTATGTAGCCAAATGGTTAAATAGAAGAAACTTTTATAAATATGAAAAGTAATATATTGTGAATCATACTCTGATATCCATAAAATAGTGTCTATAAAACATATGATTTAACAAACAGAAAAAAGAAAGAGAAAAAGAGATATAACATTGATAAATAGGTGTAATTATTTCAAATAAGTGTTTATGATAGTTGAATATGATTTAGTAGACACTTATAATAATATCATAAGATAAATTAGTGAAATTCATAAATTAATTAATGAAAAAGGATTGATGATTATGATATTTGGATATATGAGAATAAGTACACAAAAGGAAAAGCAAACTACAGATCGTCAAAGAATTACTTTGGAGGAATATGCAGTAGATAATAACTTTAAGTTTGATGAAATAGTAGACGAAAGAATAACTGGAACGATTAAAGCAGAGCATAGACCAGTATATAATGAGTTAAAAGGCAAGCTAAGAAAAGACGACATATTAATAATAACTGATATTGATAGACTTGGAAGGGATGCTGATGACGTTATAATGGAGTTTAAGCGTTTAAAGACTAATGGGATTAGGGTTATTGCACTCGATACTCCATATCTAAACGAATGGGAAAAGATTCAGGATAGTAGTTTATATAATATGATAGCCGATATATTTATTACTCTTAAGGCTCATATAGCTCAACAAGAACGTGAAAAGACGGTAAATCGTATAAATCAAGGGTTGGCTGTTGCTAGAGCGAAAGGAAAACAATTAGGAAGGCCAAAGGCTGAGCTGCCAAAAGATTTTATAAAAGAATACAGTAAATTTAAAGAGGGCGTTTATGGAGATATGTCAGCTATATCATTTGCAAAGATGCTAGGCATTGGAAGAAGTACACTATATAAATATATAAAATTGTATGAGCGTTAAGAGGTGTAAGTTTATGAATTATGAATTAGATGCTAAGTTAGAACAATATTACAATAAATTTGGTGACGTATTTCCTATGATGGAATATGATCTATCGAAAAAAGAGGTAATAAAGTTTATTGATAAATGTCTTAAGCTAAATAAAAAGGCTCAAGAAATTATATCATTAAGAAATGATGTGATATATTGA